GGCTTCCAGTCTGGTGGCAGCTTTGATGTGCGCTCCCATACCTCGCCGCGCTTTGGAAGTCCGCCTGGAGTTGGCATCAGCCCGAGAACTTCACATTGATGACGTCCGCGTCCTTGGCGTCTTCCTTTGCGCGCCGCCCGAGTTCGCGCCTGATGGCGGCACGGTGCTCTGCGGACATGAAGAACGGGTTGCCCTCTATGAAGTCCTTCGGGCTGTAGTTGCGCGGGTAGCGGTAGCTGTTCTTGTTCGAGTCAGGCGACCATGAGCTGGTCAGGAACCGCGTCCGCTCTACTTCACAGCCACGCTTACAGCGGCCGGTCATGGAGTATGCGCCGTGTGGGCGTCGCTCAACATGATCGTACAGATCCGCGTCCCAGATGTGGCCGAGGTCCCAGCATGCCAGGATTTCGGTGTCCGCCGCCTTGATCCATTTGATGAATCCCCGTTCTAGCATAACTCTGTCGCCTTTCTACTTGGGATCGTTCTTGTGCCACCAGTTCGCTGGAGGGTCGTCAGTGCGGGGGCCGTCCCAGTGGCCATCGTCGATGTCTTCGAGTTCAGCCTGGGCGCGGAACGCGACAACGCGGTCATCCGAATCCGCGAGCGACCTAAGATTTGCTATGTACTCTTTAGCTATTCCAACTGGCATTTCAAACCTTTCCTACATACAGTACGACGGGCCGGGGTTCGTGCTTAAGTGCATGCAATGCGTCCGGCCCGCCGTACGGGGGTATCACAACAGTGAATCTTCGCCTACACCATCGCCTCGCCTCCCTCCTATTCCGAGACTCGCCCCTAGTATAGCCTAGCGGGTCCGATCAGGGAAGACCTAATTATACGGCCAAAGCTCTTTGATGAAGTCAGGATTCTCGCGGGCTCTGCGCAGTGCCGTTATCGCATGACGCAATGCGGCCCGGACATGCTCGCTGCCCTTGACCCAGAGACCCCACCTATGGAGGCGATCATCTGTCGCGGTGCCGAACGCCATTGAGCGTGACTGGAAGTGAAGGGTACAGTCACCGAGCTGCTTCTGCTCCTGAAGCAGACCTAGCATTGCGCCTATGCGGACAGGGGAGAGGGTCTCAGGGTCAGTCGAGTGGAAGCGTGGGTCCTGGTCCCAGGCTTCGCAGATGATTGCCGGACCTGTCTTGTAGTCGAGTGACTGAATCTCCCGTGCCAGACGTGCGATCTCGATTGCCTGCTTCGGTTCTGGCCCTGTGAATTCGCCATAGTCATGCTCAATAATCTGGGAGGGCTCATCGCCGTACATACAGTTGCGAGGTATTGTGATGTTGTACCAGCCTGTTGTACCTTAAACCGCCCGGATCAATTCCAAGTACATGGAGATATTTCGAGGGCATCAGGCATCACCTTCTCTCTCACGCTTGCGACGCAGATAGTCATCACGTCGAGCTGTTGATCGTGGCACACCTTTGTGGGCCTCCGACATTCGCCGCCTAGTCTCATCTGAAACAGGCAATTGATTTCTGGCGATCGTCTCCTGTCGTTTTGCTTCTCGCTTCTCCGGTGTCCATTGCGCTTTAGTAAGCTTGTCGCGAATTGCCGCCATATCGGCCGAGGCTTTCGCCCGCGCTTCTGGAGTCCAGCGAGTCTCGTAGCCGCGAGCGGTAGCGGCGTCATGTATTGCCTTGTCATAAGAGTGATGGCATTTCTTACAGCGCGGATCATAATCATCAGCATCTTCGCCGGTAGTGCCGTGAATGCGAGACCAGTCCTGCGCGCGCTTGTCGCAATCAACGCACAGGTACAGGGAGGCTTTGCCGTACGCCTTAAACGGGCGCTCGTGATGCCAGTGGCTCATGGATCAATGCCCAGCACATGTAGATACTTTGACGGCACGAGCCCTCCCTCGCGTAGTGCCAGGCTGGCCAGGGATACTCCGACTGACCCTGACCAGCCTGGGCGTTCCCAGAAAAGGCGTTAACCGGGAGACGCCTAACGAGCCTACCCTATCCGGCGCGGAAAAGCTAGGGGTATCTTCCGGCCGTTACCCGGCGTATACTCGAAGTTTACCTAAACATACATAAGCGAATAAATTGGCGGGCCAGAGGGGAGGGTCTCTGGCCCGCCGGAGACGGTGTCTACTGAGAGGGGAGACACCACCTAGCGATGAGATAGGAGCTCACCTATGAACGACTATACCCGACCGGCGGCCGAAAGTAAAGGGCTCAGAGGTAGGAAGTTTTTCCCGTTCAGGACGGCTGCGCTGTACTATCGTTCACTCGGCTGGACAGGCACTATCCCGGTTACCCGCAGAGGAACAAAGGCGCCATTGGCGAAGAAGGTTTCCGGACGTGAAGGCATTGATGCGACAGACGAGGAACTCCTGGAGCTCATCAAGGAATTCCCTTCTGCCAACATAGGGCTCCGGCTTCCCTGGGACATTGTCGGGATAGATGTTGATGCTTATGATGACCGAGCCGGGGCAAAAACAATTGCGCGCATTACCGGGCGGCTCGGATGTCCATTGCCATCAACGTGGCGCTCGACTTCCCGCGACGACGGTGTTAGTGGGATCTACCTGTTCCATGCGCCGCGCAGTCCTGGGCGATCATGGGCAACTGATTTCGGTCGTGGTTCAGGAGTCGAGATAGCGCAGTTCCATCACAGGTTCGCGACGGTAGCGCCCTCGATTCATAACACGACTGGCCGTCAGTACGTATGGTGGCGCGGGGATAAGCAGGTTGTTCCACCTCACCCATGGGAACTTCCAATATTGCCAGTGCCATGGGGGAAGCTCATGATGTCTCCACGCGAATACACTTCTACATCAGCAGCAAGCTCGGCCGAGGTTGTTGCCTGGTTCGCACGGGTATCGGGCGGGAGGATGTGTCGCTTTACAAAGGATGAAGTTGACCGGGAAGTCGTTAAAGTCCGTGACGCGATTGCTACGAGTGGGCTCCATGATACGCTTATTGCGGCGGTAACACATCTATGCATGAACGCGTCCGAGGGACATCGTGGTCTAGAGCAGGCACTGAATATACTGGAGAGTGAATTCACTCGCGCCGGGCGTCGCAGGAATCTGCGATCGGAATGGACCGGTGCGGTCAATACGGCAATGGCCAAGGCTGCGGCCGGTCCACAGGAAGAGACGGATGTGTGTTCGCTGAAGATTGACAGCCAACATGAATGACAACAATGGGAAATGGGACTGGAGGAACAAAAGCATTAGCCCAGAGTACATATATGAGACGGAAGGTGGCAGTGATTACAGCCTTACTGAAGATCAATACCTTACACAGACGCTCCGGCGCAAGCGAGCCGAACGGACGGCAAACAGGCAGCTCGATGAAGAAGAGCGTTCCAGTACCGGAGAGGTATCACTATTCGAACCTATCGATCTTGTGTCTGTAGAAGATCCCCCTCCACTAGCGTGTGGTGAGGAAGGCATATTTCCGCTAGGTTCAGTTTCATTGCTTGTAGGGACGCATAACATCGGGAAGTCGCCGGTAATGGCATTCACAGGCCTACAGCGTATCCGCGCTGGGTGGGACTCAGGCGAATGCTTTGGAGTGTATGATCTTGAAATGGGTCCGGCCCGGTACCGGAGGATGCTACAAGAGCTAGGAGCTGATGATGATGAGATCGCCCGCTTCCGGTACTATGGTGACATTTCAAATCCACGCAATCTCGTCATTAATGGCAGGGCATTGTGTGAGCGAGCGCGTCTTGATGGGTGTCGTACCCTTGTATTTGATTCGCTTGTGGCAATGCTTTCAGTATCAGGCGTAAATGAAAATGACTCAGTGGCCGTACGTGGCTGGTTTGACGCAGCCGCACGCCCGATGACTCTTTGGGGAGGTTCCGCTATTGTCGCTGACCACTCCGGACTGAACGACGTTGAGCGCGGGCGTGGTACGTCAGACAAGGCACGGGCAGTAGACTTTGCCGTACACATGAAGGTAACAGGAGAATCTACGGTCGGAAAGCGGAGAAAATCTGGCAGCTATGAACTCAAGTGTACAAAAGATAGGGATGCTCGTCTCATCGGAGATTCCATGAATCTAGGACATGACGCATTCCAAAATGGAACGTTTTCCTACTCTCCGGACGGCTGGAGCGATAGCTCTGATGAGCCTGAAACCCAAGCCAAAATTAGGGGCGTTCTGGAGCATTTTGCCCGACCGGTTTCGATACGCGAGATTTCGAAGGAAATTAGCATGGATTATGAGGCAGTCCGGTCGGCCATACGAAGGGGCGCGACCGGTTCGGATCCAGTGTTTTCCCTGGTCAGAGGCATAGTAGACCTGACGAACCGGTCGGGCAAGAGAGGCCGACCGGTACCCCGACCGACCGACTGGGGAAAAACCGGTCGGTCGGGTCGCTCTCCCGAAGGGAGCGACCGGCGACCGGTTCCCGGTGAAAATATCAAAACCGCTTAGCGAAAGGAACAAAAAGATGTTCGAGTTCGAGAAGATCGCACAGATGCTTATTGACGAGGCCGATGGCATGGACTGTGCTCATTGGTACCTACACCGGAAAATGCTCAAGAGTCGGCTCAAACTGATGAAAGCATACGCCAACTGTGATGACTATGATGCAGCCCGCGCGGCAAAGATGCTAGCGGACTATATCAGAAAGGCTGATGACTGGTTCGAGAGGTAGGGTTGCGGTATGTCTGGCAACAATATCGAACGGGAGTTCGAGGGAAAGACGCATACAGTTTGGGGTTTACTTTTCGGGCTCGGCGGGGTAAGATCGATAGCGGTACCGAATGCTGCGCAGGGTGGTGATTAGGGTGGAGGGCTTTGGCCCAGTGGTGGTTGATGCGGGTTGGTCCCTTGACCCAGCATCATGTGGATGCGCAGCGTTGGCTCCTGAGGTTGTCATCGAGGCAATCTCATGAGCGCCGGTTCCTGGCGTAGTGCGCCCCTGCCTGCTGGGTGGGGGCGTCTGCGCATGGCAGTTCTGGCGCGGGACCCAGTCTGTCGGTGGGGGATGCTGCCTGGAGAACAGGGGCCTTGCGGACAGGACTCGACTGAGGCAGATCATATTGGGGATGCCTCGGACCACCGTGTTGAGGCGTTGCGCGGATTGTGCCGGCCACATCATATCCGGCGCTCAGGAGACCAGGGCCGTGCTGTCAAGGCCGCGCTTGCGTCGCGGCGTCTTGCGCCTCGGGAGCCACACCCAGGCTTTATTCGTGATGAGGTGTTGTGATGCCCCCATTCGTTCCGATCAAGAAGCATCGTTCGCCAGGCAATGGCGAGAAGGCATGCCCGCCCTGTAACGGCATGGGAAGCGTCAATGCCCACGTCTGTCCTACATGTCATGGCGCGGGTGTTGTGCCCGAGCCGTGGAAGTCCGGGGACGGGCCGCTGAATGCTGACGGCAAGATTCAGACTGCGGGTGCGGGAAGCACTCCGCCCAAGGGAAGCGGTCCTAACAAGGGACGGACCGCATAACAGAAGGGACAAGTACATGGGACGTTGGCGATTGGTGATCGTGCCTGCGTATGTGCCGGACTCGGCGCCAGGCGCACCATCACATCCGATTGTTCTACCGCCCGAGTCCACGACGCCGCCGTGGAGTCCGCATCCCGAGCACCCCATCCCGCCGACCGTGTGGCCGCAACCGCCTGGCGGGGGTGGCGGACAGCCGCCCGGCTTCTGGGGAGGCACGCCGCCCGAGTACATCGACATCGGCCTGCCGGGCCCACAGCCGCCCAGCGGCGGTGCGCCGCCGTACCCGTCGCATCCCATTCCGCCCACCGTGTGGCCCAACCCGCCGTCGGGTGGCGGTGGCGGGGAACCGCCGGGATTCTGGGGAGGTCGCCCGCCTGAGTGGGTGGACACCACACCACCCGGTCCGCAGCCGAGTCCTGGCTGGCCTCCGGTAGCGATGCCGCCAATCTACAACCCGCCGCCAGGAGGTGGCGGGGAGCCTCCCGGTATCTGGGGTGGCCAGCCGCCCAACTACGTGGACATCGGCGGGCCGGGGCCACAGCCGCCGCCTGGATCGGTCATGCCGCCCATCTACCTACCGCCAACCATCTGGCCGGACCCGCCTGAGGGACTGCCCTCATTCGATCCGGATCAGCTACCGCAGCACCCGGATCTGCCGGACCTGAACCACGGCGTGTGGTACTGGGTCGACAACGACGGCGCGATGGAGCGCGCCTTCATCGCCCAGGTGGTACGGCCCTCGCACGACCTGCCGGGCTACGAGCCCAATGAGCCGCCGGAAGAGACCCAGCCCGGCGACTGGGTCGTCGCCCTGCTCAACGCACAGCGTCCGGCCTGGGCGTGGATTCCGTCGGCGACACCGACGCCACCAGAGACGGAAGATGACCCGCACGTCGAGCACCACGGCGCCAAGGCGGCCAAGGCGGACAAGGCATAGGCGGCGCAACGTGGTAGCCAAGAAACGGCCAGAAGAGCGCACAGGTGTCGGAACCGGCATCCTGGATGATCCGCGCTTCGTGGCTGTGTCGCAGGGGAAGTCCCGTCGCAAGGACATCCCGGTCCCGAGTGCCAATCCGAATTGGCATCCGCAGGCACAGTCGTGGTTCCGTTCCTTGGCGCTGTCGGGCCAGTCTGAGTTCTATGAGGCCTCAGACTGGTCCACGGCAGTTCTTGCCGCACAGATCTATGATATGTTCTTGCGGACATACCGGGCAAATCTGCTGCCGTCATTCGAGAGGATGTCCGCCCGCCTTGGCGTTACGGTCATTGACCGGAAGCGCAACCGGATCGAGCTTGATGAGCCCGAGCCCTCGGATCAGGATGAGGAAGCTGCCGACGATGCTGTGATCAAGTGGCATGGACGCCTTGGCATCGTCAAGGATGGGAGTGGTCATGGTTAACTTCAATCTTGGCGAAATCCGGGGGTTCCATGGGCGATGGGTCGTCGGCGGGGAACGGCATGCTCACTTGCGCCATCGTTTGATGGCCAGGAACATCATTGAAAAGGCCGCCAGGGAAGGGACCAAGACCGGCGCGGAGCGAAGTGCCCTCCATGACATGCTACACGGTCCTGCGGGGTCTTCGGCGTCAAGCGGGGAATCAAGCGTGATGCAGGCAGCGCGGGAACGGGCGATGACCGCGCAGAGGCAGGCGGCGATCAATGCTCTCATGGCTGCTGCCGGGGGTGGTGGTGGGATCACAAGCACGCAGACTCGGGCGGCCGGCAATGCGGCGCGAGCACAGAGGTTCTCTGACAAGGAGGCCGCTAGCGCCAGAACTGAGGCCCTCCGGAAACAGAGAACGGCAGAGAGGGCTGCGTACGGGCAGAAGCGGGATGAGAATGCGGCAGCGCGTGATGAAAAGCGCTCTGCTGATATTGCGGCACGAGATCAGAGGCGCCAAGCGGAGATGGCCAAGCGTGACGCAGAGCGCAAGAAGCGAGATGATCAGCGCAAGAAGGATCAGCGGAGACAAAACAGGTCAAGGACTCTGCGCAATCTCGGGCGTGGCCTTGGCCGTGGGCATCGTGGCGGCGGACTCGGCCGTCTCGCAGGGCTAGCGCTGCTCGCACGCCGTCGCAAGGTAGCAGCAGCAAAGCCGAAGAAGGCAACAACAAAGCCGAAGAAAGCTCCTGCCGCAAAGAAGCCTCCGAAGCCCACGATGGCCAAGAGGCCCACGACGCGGCGGATTGCGCCGCCAAAGGCTCCTAGTGCCAAGACGCCCACCGGACTTGCCGCCGGGCGAGGAACTGCGCAGAAGGTCACGCCGTCAGCGGCCGTGATGGCAAACCTGGCGCGGTACGTTGCGACGCCGTGATGGACATTGCGCCGCGTGATAGGCTCGTCACGCTGCCAGAGGGGGTGCCGGACCTCACCCTTGGCTGGGAAGCAATACATTGGCTGCCTGGTTATGACTTCAGGAGCGACGGTCAGATATACACAAGCCGTCTCGGGAGGTTCCTCAAGCAGCATAACCAAGATGGATACTGGACTGTTGCGTTGCGACTTCCTAGCGGCAAGCAAGTCAGGCGTGAAGTAAGTCGGCTTATCTGCGAGGCTTTTCATGGCACGCCTCCGGGGCCGTGGACGGAATGGCAAGCGGCTCATCTCGACCACAATAAGGACAACAACTGGGAGTGGAACCTTGAGTGGCAGACGGTCCAGGAGAATGCCGACGCTTCGGTAGCGGCGGGGCTGCGCCGCAATCAGTTCACGGCAGGTAGCCAGACTGGCTGGTCTGATGATGTCAAGGATCGCATATCCGCTTCACTAGTAGGGCATAGGGCGTCGGAAGAGACCAGGGCAAGACTGCGTGCGGCTAGGGTCGGCGCGGTTCGTGATGACTACGGCAGATTTGCTGGGAGGTGATGAGATGGATATTGCGCCGCGCGATAGATTGGTTACGCTTCCTGAAGGCGTCCCTGAGTTGACTCTGGGCTGGGAGGCAATTCATTGGGCGACAAAATATCTTTTAGCCTCAAGCAGCCAGACGGGCCGAATGCCGGACATCGCTGGGAGTTCATAGAATCGCAAGTGCGGTTCCTGCTGTGGTGGTATGCGCTGCGGCCGGACGGTCGCTGGGCTTTCTATCATGGAGTGCGCCGGTATCCAAAAGGAGCTGGCAAGTCCCCATTCGCAGCAGTCATGGCAATGATCGAGCTTCTTGGGCCAATACGTCTAGCGCGGTTCGATACCAGCGTGCCTGGCGGCTGTGTTGGCAGGAAAGTGTCAATGCCGCTCGTTCAGATCGGGGCATCATCACATGACCAGGCCAACATCAACACAATGCGCATGGTCCGGGCTCTCCTTCCAAAGAATTCGCGAATACTCAAAGACTATGACGTCGAAGCTGGCAAGACAATCTTCCACGTTCCCGGCGGTGGGCAGCTCATGGTCATCACGTCTTCTCCCACTACTGAGGAAGGGGCGTTGGTCACGTTCGCGATCCTGGACCAGACGGAATCGTTCACGCCGACGAATGGCGGAGTCGATCTGGCTGAGGTCATGGACCGTAACGTTGGCAAGTCGGGGTCGCGAGTTCTTGAGACGTCGAATGCTTGGGAGCCCGGCAAAGAGACGGTAGCTGAGACAACATTCGATGCCTGGGTGGCACAGGAGGAAGGGCGACTCAAGGGGAAGGGCCGAATCCTGTACGATGCGAGGATGGCGCCCCCTGACGTTGACTTTGAGGATGTGCCATCAATTCGCAAGGCCGTTGAGTTCGCGTATGGCGATGCATACTGGGCCGACATCGAGGACATCGTAGAGAACCGCATTCTTTCGCCGCGTACGCCGCTGGATGTGTCGAAGCGTTATTACCTCAATTGGCCCGAGTCGCCCGAGGATGCGTGGACTACACAGCAGAAGTGGGCGCGTATGTCAGATCCGGACTTCCGCATCGAGGATGGTTCGGATATTGTAATGTTCTTCGACGGCTCGCGGGTCGCTGACGCTACTGCGCTGGTTGGGTGTCATGTCGAGACGGGATTCATATTCACGCTCGGCATATGGGAGCCACG